GCCATTCCATATCCCAATACCATTTACGCATATCGTATTCCGGAAGTTCCGTTAAGTTATCAATTGCATATCTATGATGGTATTTTACATCTGCTTCCCAAGTCTGCTTGAACAAATCTTTTGCTTTTTTTACGTCTTCTGCATTTTCCACATAAACCCTTTTTAGTTTCTCTCCCTGTAAATTTACCCAATCTCCATTTTCATATTCAAACTCTCTTTCTATATATTTAGAAGGATTATATTTTTTTAATTCTTTATGTTCCTCCTTCACATAAAAATATGGGCGAAAGGGTTTGAACTCTCTTTTCAATTCTCCGTTTTCTCTCCAACTAAGATAAATACTTTTATTGTCACAAAATTTTGATATTATCATCCTATCAACTCACATGAGGCGCACGTATTAATTTTCTATCTTCTCCAATCAAAAGTAGGGGGAAATCATCTTTTGCATAAAAATTAATTTTACCTTTGAAAAATTTATGCAGTGGCCCCGACCATTCTACTGTTGCTTCTTCTCCTATTTTATTAGAGACAGACATGACTTCCTCATATTTGTTAGAATTAGAAGTCCTACTACTAATGATAATTTCATCTCCACAATCTAAACGATAAACTCCGCTTTTTATTAATTCACAAAGACCCATTGTATTTTTGAAAATATCTGAATCTAATGTAAAACAGGATTCAAATTTAGAACTCCCAAACATAAACAGAGTTTGTGGTTCTTCTTCATATTCTATATGTTTTAACATTCCTCTAATCCTAGTAATAGCATTCATATTAGAATGAGAAACTATTCTAGGCAAGACTACCTTTTGATTTTCACAGGAAACTGTTAGAACATCCTCTCCTAAAAATGTGGCTTCGCCATTAAATTTCTTTAGGAAAGAAGTTAAAGTTTTAGCATCTAAAATAAACTCTCCACTTTCTGAACCCTCAACGGGTATAGAAATAGTCAAGGAAAGAGCAGAATCAGCATTCCATAATTCTAACGTATTATTAACCAATATCAAATATACGCAATCATCTAAACTTCCGTTAGAGATGCCATATTTGCCCTTACCTTGAATATCTTCAAGAGCCTTCTCCATAATTTTACTATCAACATTAAACTTCATTCTACCTTCTCCAAACTTTCAATTTTATTAGCATTTAATATAAAGCCATTAGTGTCAAATATAAAAAACAGCACTTGTCCTAAGTGGTTTACTTCGCTCAATTGTCCTTCGTAAAATAATACATCATGAGGTTCTACACCTCTATACTTGACACGATAAGTATTACCTAAACACTTAGGCAACTTTTCGCTCATATTTTACCCTCCTGTAATTCCGGAACTCCGTTCCACTTAATATTAGGAGGCTTTCCTTCTCTAACAGTCCAAACCTTTCCTACTAAATTTCCATTAGTTCTACTACCAACTAGTTCTGCCAAGAAATGTAATTCTCCTTTTATTTTTTTCTTATAGCAATGGATTTCTTGTTCTAATTTACCACCCCAATCACGCCATGCAGGAATCATTCCTACCGGAGAATTATCTTGATACTTTTCAGTTTCGTGGGTAATGTAAATAACGTCACAATTCAAGTGGTATATTGTTTCTAACAAATGGTAGAAAGTTTTGTTTCTAGGGCCATATTGATAGGGCATCATTTTAGTAACTATTGTTGGATTGGGATTCACTTTGTAGATACATTTGTCATACCAAGAATCCACGCCATCCATAACGAAAATTGGTTTTTCTCCTTCGTCTAATTTTCCCCTAACATACTTTACAAAGGCATGAGAATTTTCCTCACTTTGCTTAATATCAATTACATTGTCTTTGTCTAAAACAATCGGACAATAAACCTCAATATTTTCTGAAGCATCATGACATTCAAACCAAGTAGATTCTACTCCTCTATCCCAATCTAAAACGTATATTTTTCTATCGGGAAAATCCAACGCTATTCCGGTTTTTCCTGTTTTGGGTTCTCCCCAAATACCTAATACCATTCTAGCCTTTCTAGACTTTCTTTTGCTTTCAATATACTTGGCAAACGATGAATTAAATTCATCCTGTTTTTTTCCGAATATACTTTTCTTTTTTTCTTCTGCGTCTGTTATTGCTTTTTGCATTAATTTATTATTGCTCGTAATTGCCATATTTACCACCTATTTCATATTCACTAATATCTATTTCTTGACCTCTAAATTTAGTCCAAATATTTAGAATGTTTTCTGCCATATTTTTATCGCAAACAAATCTAATTTCTTTATCTCTATAATGTAGTTTAAGCATTATTCCTTCTTCACTTTGTCTCCATGTAATAAAGTCCACATTGGCTATATCTGCCAAATAACTACCGGACTTTAGAACATATCTTTCATCTATTAATTCATTCATTTAAATTCCTCTAAAAAATATGGGCTTCGCACCCATTTGAATGTCAATTTCCCCACAAGTCACATTTACCTTGCCTATGATTAGAATGGAGTTTCAAACAAACCAATCATCATCAGTTTCTTCTGCTTGCTCAATTTCTATTGGCGAACCAACTTTTTCTACAACCAAAAGGCCGGATACGTTTATAGTTACGGGTTCCGCACCTTCTTCGGTGATTCTTTGAGAAGTTCTACCAATAACAATTATGTTACTCCCTATTCCAAAATCAATACTGATATGTTCGGGAATCCAGCAAGTTGTCATATTGCTTCCAGCATCATAATCAAATTCAGCATTTAAATCGGTAATATTGAGAACCCTGTTTCCGTTGGAAAACGGAGACATATTCATATTACAGACAGTTCCATCGGTTATTACATATCTTTCCTTTACAGGAAGCATGGATAGATTTCCGTGTTGTCTATCAATATCAACTAACTCTACTACCTTACTATCGAAAACACTTGTAATGATTTCAATAAAGTCATAGTTTGACATGTCTCTATATTCTGAACTTTCGGGGTCTAAGTTATCGTTCATAACTAAACTAGAAAGAGTTACATCAGTATATCCATAAATGTCATCCGAGTTTTCATTTTTAATGACAGACATATGTAAAAACTCAAAACAGTTTGGAGAGAAATCAAGACAGCCATCTTTCTTATAACTAAAGAAATACGGTTTCATTTCTGTGCTTTCTCCTACCATTCCATAGAAAACTCCTGTTCTTCTAAATTCTTTAGAAGGTAGTGGTTTTCCAAAGTTTCTGTTCTTTCCACCGTTAGGATAAGTATCAACAGAATCTAGAGGTATAATCATACTTCCATCTATTTCTTCTGCACCTTCCGGTAGGTTTTTCACTATGCGCTCTTGATATTCTCCACGCATTACTCTCAATATTTTCCAGCCGCCATCTGTTTCTTCAGCAGTGGCAATCATGGTTGCTTCTAAGGCTGCATCGGGATTTCTAGCAAATTCCTCTTTTGCTTTATTCCTATTCCAAACCATAGTATCTCTAGGTGATTCTAGAGACACAAAGAAACCAAATGCCTTCTTAGACAATTGGTTATTTCCTGTGTTTGGGTTGGCCTTTTGTCTTCGGCTTTGCGCTACATGGCTACGCCAAAGTCCAAGACCAAGAGGGTTGTCTATTTCTACCCCATTCTCCTTGCAAATATCTTCATATTTGGTAAGTCCTTCCTCCGGACTTAGACCAAGAAGATTTGCGCCTTGTTCTATTTCGTTCTTCAATTTTTCATTCATTTTCATTTTCCTCCTTTCACATTAGTTGCCCTACCATCCAAGAGACCAATACTCTTGGGGTCATGGTAGTAGACCGATATTCGCTTTCTCCTATTACTCTCAAAAATTTGTATTTCATATTGTTATCTAAAGTTGCACTGATAACTACATCATGTAAAGATACACAAATGTCTTTGACGGTTCTTCCGTCATAGAGTAAATTGTGTAGTGTAGTTAGAACGTCTGTATTTTTATTTATTATGTCATTTACTATATCTTCATATTCTTGTAGTCCTTCTTGAACTTGCACATTGAGGGGTCTATTGGATGAAATCGCTGCTTGCAATTCGGTTATTGCCCTCCTTAAATCACCACCATATACACCTATAAAGCCCTGCATTTCAGTTTTGGAAGGTCTATTGGGTATGTTTTCTTTTTCTAGTATGTCGAATAGTATTGATTCGACTACCGATAAAGATAGAGGCTTAAAGTGATAATTTGCACACCTACTTTGTAGGGCAAAAATAATTTTAGTTCTATCATTACAAGTAATAATGAATCTAACATTTTCAGAATATCTCTCCATTATTCTTTTTAAAGAGTTTTGAGCATCATTAGTCATCCCTCCCATTTCGTCTAATAGTATTATTCTAAATGGAACATCTCCTAGTTTTCCACTTTGAGCAATTTCTTTTATTCTAGTTCTGACTGTCTCTAATCTCCTATCATCAGAAGCGTTAATTTCAAAGAAATTATCTAGTGCGTTTTCTCCTAGTAGCGTTTTTGCTAGGGCTAAACCTGCTGCGGTTTTTCCTGTTCCGGAAGAACCATAAAATAATACGTTAGGCATATTTCTTAGTTCTACCCAATTCTCCGCATCCATTACAAAATGTTCTTGTCCTTTTATCCCACTTAGTAGAGAGGGTCTATATTTTTCAGTCCATAACATTAGTCTTCCTCCGCATATATTTCATATAATTCGGTCATGGCTTCTTCTCCGATGTATTCTCTCAATCTCCAATACCATTTCTCATAGTCAAATTTCATCAT